GCAACTGAAACTGTGCCAGAAAATGTTTTATTTCCAGTTATCGTTTGTGCTGTACCAAGAGTGGTGTAGGCTCCTGCTCCTGCTATAGCTGGGATGGTCGTTGCGTCGCCATTTCCGTCAGCACCTTTACCATAATAGAGTATGTCATCAGCCTCATTGTAGGCCAACTCTGCGTTCTTAAGAGAGGCAGGAGATCCAGCTAAACCTGCTCCCGTTCTTCTTTTAATCCTAATTGTATTTGCCATTTTTAAAAGTTCCCTCCATCAGTAACGTCTTTTTCAGCGTAATTTACCCATTTTAAGCCGTTATGTCTTAGAACATTTCCTGCTTCAACAGAAGTAATAGTAACGTCAGTTAAGCCGTTTAAAGCTTCAGATGCTTGCATTCTGTCTTTTATGGTTAAATGTGACCCTGCTGGGTTAATTCCCAAAATAGTTTGGACTGCTTCCATTGCATCATTTAAGTTTGCATGCTGTTGATGATGAGGAACTGTTACTGAATTTAAAGCATCGTTGACTGTTGGATTAATTAAAACATCTAAAGAATTTGGATAATTTGTTGCCATATTTTTCCTATAAAGAAATGATTTTACTAAAACTATTATTCCAGATTATAGTAACAGGTAAGCTGAAATTAACACCCGCAAAAGGCAGACCAGCAGAAGTATCTATATATGAAATAAGTCTTGAATCTGAATCTGATGTTCCATTTTGGTATAACACTACTGCATTAAAAGCTGAACCATCGTGTTCTGATATGACTATATCACTTGCATCTAATACTCCAAGAGTATTTGTAACGTTTTGTATTACTCCAGATCTATTTATAATATGATTTACATTAATGTTTGAAACATATTGATCTGAGTTTATGGAAGGGACATAAGAACTGCTTACCAATAAAACTTTTAGGCTATTAGATATAACATTGATTTGTCCATTTAGCATTGCTTCTTTTGCTTTGCCATAAACAAAGTTAGACATTTTATATACCTATATTTTCAGATATCACAATTCTGTATTTATAATTAGATTCAAAATAATCTGATCCATCTGTATAATATACAGGTGTTGCGTCATTTAAAGAAGGGAAATCAACATATACTTCTGGCTTCCAGGAATGCATTGATATTCTAGCTTCTAGATTTTCCCATCTTGAAGGAGTCCTTTGCATTTTCTTTCTTTGAGCTTTGAAATATGATTTACCCAAAAAGTTGGAAGCTGGTCTTTCATTAAAGGTTACTATAACTCTTCCATCATTGTAATTATTGTCTATATAAAAATCTCCATTTATTGGATCAACAGATTTTATATAAAACTCAGGATTTTTAGCTATTACTTGATAGCTTAAATATGTATCTATTAATATAGATTTATCTTCTATCAACAATTCTTGGATGATAGGAATTTGAGGTTCCGTAATACTGACTGGTGTTGCACCGTCGTTTTTAGTAAACTTTATTTTTTCTTCTGGGATTATTTGTCCTGCTGCATCAACAAAACCATTTAATCTAATAAAATACTCTACATTGTTAGATAATAGTTTATTCCAAGTTAGTCTTAATACTCTAGATATTTGATTATAATCAGTAGTTGTATTAATATCTTCGAATGGATTAGAAACAAAAGTAGGCGTAGCAGATGTGGTTGCTACTATCAGGTTTGCATTAGTAATTGAACTAATTTTTACTGTTCTAGCAAATTTAATAACAACAGTATCTGCTCCAACCGTTGCATAATCTATTAGGTTGAGTGCCAATTTAATCTCCTAAGACTTACACGTATACTTCAATAGTAAGCAGGTTTTGGATAAAAAGAAAGGGGACGGTGATCTTTAAACCACCGTCCCCGATCTCTATAGGGAGCCGTAACTATAACTTCCCTAAGGTTTTATTAGGCTGATTCGTTTGTAACGAGAATCTCGTAGTTACGTGCTAGTCTAACGTTCTTAGCAACTGTGATTCCTTCACCGTCACCAAGCATTACGATATCGTAGCGCTCTTTCATCTTCATCTGACGAATGTCACGTGCAGGATCATCGAACTGATCTGTGCTCATGTCATCCTTGACGAGGAGTGTGCCTATTTCGTTTCTGTCTATAAGGAAGATATCCGACAACGCAGGAACGCTACTGGTCTTTGCGGTAAAGCTAACGAATGGTGAAACCAATACATTAAGACCCATAGGCGCTGTTGCGTTAAGCGCATTATCTACGTTTTGAGGACGATATCCCCAGCTTGTGTTAACTGCTGATGCAGCACCACCGTAGTGGAAAATTGCATCCTTAAGGAACACTGACCACATAAGTGGGTGCAAGATGAAGTCGGTAGGAATATGCTTTTCTGCCATGAGCACTGCTGCCATGTCAACTACGTCATCCCAAGTAATGGTCTTGTTAGCTGCGCCGTCAAGTCCTCTACCAGTTGTATCATCATACGACTCACTCTCGTTGTCGAATACAACTGTTGCTGCATCCTTGAAACGACTAAGTGCGATTTGTTCCTTCAAGCGAGCCATAGCACGACCTGCTGCACGAACATGAAGTCCGACAATGTCCCAAAGGGAGTCAGCAATGACTTCCTCTGTGAAGGAGAGCTTTACGCCCTTCTTCGAGACTTTGCCTTCAATCTGCTTTGCAAAGGCTAGTGCCTGCTCTGGGTATTCCTGACCTTCAGGAATCTCTGCTGCTTGGATTGCATTAACTGCTGGAAATTCCAGAGAACGCCCTTTACCAAGGCGAACTACCGAAAGGAGAGGGGTTATAAGCAACTGTGGTTCAGCTGCCTCTCTTAGAGTACGAGAGATAACCTTAGGAAAGAGAGCTGCTGCGTCTGGTGACGAAAAAGCTTCCTTAATAGTTACTCTGTTATCTGAATCGATGTACCCATCCTCAGCTAATGCGGTTTCCCAAGCTGGGAGACCTGAAAGGAGTTCTTGGATTGTTTTACTCATCTTAGGATTATTCCTCCTGTTTATCTTTCTTTTATAGTTATAATGTTAAGTTAACGCGGAATGCGCCAACGACATTTGTTACATCTAGGTTTGAACGGATACCTAGTTTACCCTGGTAGGTGCCAGACTTTGTTAATTCAAACACAGTCTTTAATGCACCTGGATCTGATGGCAATTGCATGTAGGAGAGGAGTCCGTCATCAAAGTTTGTAGCAAACTTCTCGACTTCAATAACCTTACCTACCATCAAGTGTGGGTAACTTGCTGCATCTGCTTGTGACAAGAGTCTTGGACGACCCATGAAGTCCGCAGCTACCAAAGAACCAGCAGCTAGATCCGCATTAACATTTGTTACCATTGGGTACTCTACATAGCCAGCGGTAATGAATCCTGCACCTTGTGAGGTTCCTTTATCGAAAGGTCTATAGAGATCATATTGTGCAACGCCTACTGGGACTGAACGGGCACCAACTGCCTGAGTGTCACCACTTGCACCAGCGGTTGGAGTTGCTCCAGCAAGTGGATTCCAACCTGAAATTGTGTCACCCCAGGTGACCGATGAGCCACTACCATTAGCAGGAACGAAACGTGAATCATCACTTACGCTAACTACTGAAAGGATTGTGCCTTTAGGAATTACAACTTCAAAACGATCATCTTCTGTGTCTGTATACCAGGTTGGAAGAGCAACGCTTGGAAGGATGTAAGTAGCTGGGGCAATACCGCTAGAAACCAAGAAACGGCCTGAACCGGTCTTTGTTCCTACTTTACGAAATTTTGCTAAACTCATTTATATTCTCCTTGTATTTATATTATTAAAGTTTACGACGACCCATAAGAGCATCTACAAACAGTTCTTCAACTGTATTTGTTTTAGCTTTTGGCTGTTCGATTACTTCATCTTCGTCCTCTTCTAAAACGTTTTCTTCTTTTTCAGAGACAACGTCATTTTCGAGGATCGATTCGCTAAGTCCGTGAATACTCTTTTTGACAGATGGAAGCTTTGCAAGATCTCTGAGTGAATCTGCAAGTGAACCTGCTGATCTACTAGTATGATCTTTAATTAACTCTTCTCTGTCTTCAATTGATTCTGTACCTATTGAGATTTTAGTGTCGACAACTCTTTCTGCCAAAGTGCGATGTAGGGCTTCTTTGAGTTTTCTGTTTTCTTCTTGGAGAGCGTGCAATTTAGTCTCTTCGACATCTTGCTCAGGGGCTTTGTTTGCGCCAGTGAGGTCTGTCTCAGAAACCGCACTCTCTTCTTTTACTTCGGTCGTTACAGCGTCTGCTGAATCAACTATAACTTTTTCAACAAGTTCTTCTGCTGATTCTGTAATTTCCTTAGATCCTATTTCTCTCCAGGACTCATCTCCTGGTTCGCCAGCCTCTTCACCGAGGGAAGACTTTAACTGCCAAGACCATTTCTTGTGCATGCCGTCACGGGCTGCAAGAACGTCAGCTGTTCCCTGCTGATTAGCCTCTGAACAAGAAGTAAAGGCCATAAGTATGCCGTCATTTAATTTCATGTTCTTCTCTAAAACATCTTTGGTTGCAGACATTGGGTCAAAAGAATTGTTATCATCCTTAAAGGATGCAGACATGATCATTTCAGTTAAATTCTTAACTGGAACACCCATCTTGCGAATTTCTTCAGCGACTAAATCAATTGAATCAAAGATGTCTTCATAGATCAAACTGAATAAAGCGTGATATTCTTGAAAGTCGCTACCCTTAACATTCCAATGGGCTCTTTGAGCTATAAACCCAAGAACAATCATTTCATTCAATACTGATTGGACAGCAACAGCTGCGCCGTTGTCAGCTTCTTGTACTACCTTTTCTGACTCTTCAGAAACCTCTGGTGCTTCTGGTGCTTCTTCGGACTCTGGAGCTTCTGGAGCATCGGTATCATCCTGTGATACTTCAGGATCTGATTCCTGAACAGTTCCTGCGGCGATGTTTGAAAGATCCTGACTTAGATCTTCCACAGCAGCGAGGATGTCCTCATTCTTAACGTTTTCGTCCATATTTGAGTTCTCCTCATGGCTATTGATATCTTCACTTCCCTTAGATAGTAATGAATCGTTTGTTTTGTTACTGTTTTCGCTTTCCTGAATAGCTACTGCTGATAAGAAAGCGCCTTTCATGTGAAGATACAGGGGTCTAGATTCTTTTTTCTTTAAATTAGTTAATATTGATTCGTTCTCTTCTATTGAGACGATATCTTCTTCATTCATATGAAGAACAAAGGCTTTGCTCTTTGCCACCCAGTTTTCTGAATCAGCTATTGCGGCTTTTCCATCTACTGTCTTCTTTGATCTAACGCTAGATCTCTGATCGGCGGGTTGATTAACAAAAGAATATTCTTTAAAGGAAATCTCTTGCATATCTATGTATGCCATCTTGCCCTTGTGGACTGTACCCCTCTTGTATTTTGGAGCCCTTGGTCTTCCACTAGCATCTTCTGTTGCTAGGTCGTCTCCTGAGATTGAGCACACTGCTTTTCCAGCACGGCCTCCAACAGAACCAGTGAGGTATCTTTGATCGGATATTTTTTGTGCTGCAACTGGATCTGTAATAGCTAATTGAAGTCTGACGAAATGTGAACCGTCTTCTTCTTTGTCCATCTTAGCTGCAATAACTCTACCAATTGGTTCGGAGTTAAGATCGTGATTTAATATAATAGGCTTCGGATATGGGTCAACCCATGATTGCAAAGCTTTTTCTAGCTCAGCAGCAGAGTAGTTGTTATAGTTAGCAGTTAGTCCGTTCGTGGATTGCTGCTACTTCTACAATTAAACCATAATTTTCACTGAATCCTTCAGAAAAGTTATATTTAGATTCAGAAAGGTTTGGAAGTTCTATGGTGAAGTTTTCTACAAACTCAAATGTCATTATGTACTCCAAATTATATTTTTAAAATTCAAAGAATATAGTAAATTACTTTTTATAAGATTAAACAATCTTATACTAAGATATAATAGTTTCTATGAATTGCTATATGCTAAATTTTCTCTTGGGTCTTTATTGCTCAAATAATCCTGTAACATCATTTGACCCATAATATGCGGAGTATACAAATACGACGCACAATATAAATTATACCCTATTTTTTTGGCGTTGTCACACCATCCAAGATCTTCTCCCTGAGGATGAATCTTGTAGTCTACGTTATTATAAACATCTTTTGACATCATTTTTGCTGCCATAATAATATCTGATTGAAAATATGTTCCCAAAGGATATTCTTGTTTTCTATAACCTTTATCTGGAATATCTTCAGACCAAGTCATTACACTTGGATACATTGTTGTACTAGGCGTCATGAACATTAAAGAGTTCACTGCATCAGCACCTGATTGGATATGGCCTATCAAACTGTTAATTGTATTGTTGTTAGTTAATAAAACATCTGAATCTAAACTGTAATAATAATCTGGTTTAATTTCTCTAGCTCTTTTTAATAAAGAGTTTCTCAAAGAAACCATATTCTCATATTTGGATAAAGTCCATTGTCTTGTTCCTTCATCGTGAACAAAATGTGGAATATCTTCTCTTATATTTATTTCAAACACAGGAGAAACATTATTTACTTCTCTATATCTTTCGAGCATAGTAACAGTTGCCACATCATCTGGAGATGCCTCAAAGATAAAACCTATCTTTGACATATCTATTCCCTGATTTTCTATACAAGAAATCCAATATGGAAATATCCAATTTCTTTTATATATCGGGCAACCTATTAATAAATCCATAGACATTTTCTATTCAGCGGTTTTTTCTGTAGAAGGATTTTCTATTTTTTTATCTTCTTTAACAGAAGCTTTTGGCTTTTCTGTTTTTACTTCTTCTACTTTTATTTCTTCGACTACAGCTGGAGCGCTCTCTATGTTGTAAGTAATAGTCTCTTCTTCTTCACTATCACCATCTGTTAAGCTCTCAATGATTGCATCTATAATTGGCACTAGATACTCTAGTGATAATCTTATTTGACCATTTGTTACTGCTGTTTTAAAATTTTCTAAAACTTCAAATATATTATTTTGTTCCTGTTTTGACATTTGATAAATCCTCTATATCACTAATTAGACCGACATCGTCCTGTATAGTATTATACTCCTCATCCAGCAAACTTTCAATAGTGGAAAGGAATTGATTATCCATTCTCTTTATATTTGGAGAAGTTCTTTTACCAAACTGATTAGCTGGGCGCATTTGGTTGTCTATACCCTTTGTTGCATTTGGAGCATTAGTCTGACCTTTTCCAGCTGGCTTTTGGGCGTTTGGTTTTTTTGTAGCATCTGGTTGAGATATATCTATTACACTTGTACTTTGACTTGAAGGCTTTAAACTTGTATCCTTAAGATTACCAGCTTGCAACATCATGTTACTTGCTTGGATCTGCCCTTGAACAGCTGCATATAACTGAGTCATATCAACTTCTGGATGATCATAACCCAGTGCTGCTCTAGTCTCTGCTAAAGATGCTATATTGTTAACATACTTTTGTATAATGTGAGTTTCTTTTTTGACCTGTGTATCTACGTCTATTTCTTTGAATCTAAAGAAACAACGATCAGACACATCTGTCTCAATCGGATTAACGATTGGATCAAATCCACCTTCAAATAATAATTCATTAAATATGTTCAAACGAATCATATCAGCAAGAAGTCTTTGGTAGTTCTTGATCTTGTCGTAAAGTGCAGTATCTAATCTTTCTGTCATAGATCTGTTTCCACCATTAAGGGTCATGCCCAAGTGATGAGGTGCAACACCAAGACCTATAGCTACTCTTTCCTTGAAGTGATCCATGTACTTGGTTACGTCTAAAGCTTGACCTTCTGAGCCAACAACTGTCACGTCATGTCTATGAGGAAGAATTAACCCACCTTCATTGTTAAGATTTTCTAACTCAAGTGCTGCTTTTTCAATCTCATCAGGCTCAGCAGGTTGCTCTGGTGTTCCAATCTTATATTTGTATAATGGGAACAATTCTCTATGAACCAAGTTCTGTACGTCTTCTTCCATTTGGCGAAGAGCAACAACGTCATCTAAAACATTGGTAACAAAAGGGGTACCAAAAGCTCTACCCGTTTTTCTGTCATAGTGTAAATGTATTACTTGATCAGCCGACCACTCTGGAGCCATTGTGTTTGGAGAAAAAGTATAAGGGTTAGTCTGTTGCTTGTAACGTTTTGGCTTGTTATGCTTATCTCTTAGGATTCTTACTTGCTCAGTAGGAATTAAATAATAGCCAGCAATCGGTGTATCTCCAACCATTGGAGTTATCTTGCCCGGAAAATATTCTGATATATCAGCTCTTGCTTTAACTACAAAAGCATTGCCAAATTTAAGAAGTTGATCGACCACTTCCATGAGGAAATCAGCAAATGGTCTCTTCATTGTTATCTCAAGAAAGTCTATTCTCTGATATAGATAAGCCCTTGCTTCGTGATTCTCAGAAAGGATATCCCATCCTTCTTTCCAGAATAATTCTTTATACTTGTTAAAAGCTTGCTTGACATAAGAGTCAGTATCAACAGCTTGAATAATTCTTTCAAAGTCATAGGCTGAGGGCTCAAAAACCGTTCTTGTATTTACGGTAAGAGCAACACCCCTAAAGCCCAGAGCAATGGAAGCAATCCTGATGGATTTACTAAGGCTTCTTACATCGTCTGGCTCAAGGGTTCTTGCTACGAAATCATTTTCATTTTCCACTCTTTGAAATGGAAGATAATCTCTAATGGCCATTTTACGTCCTATGTATATAAATCTAAACTAGACTTAATAGTAGTGTTTTATTTATATATGCTAAAGAATTTAGCTATTATCCTTCATGCCAGCTGCTTCAAAGGTCTTTTGAATAATCAGGTTTTTTACCGCTTCTAACCAAAAGATTGTCTCTGCTTCATTAAAATCGCTCTTATAAGATAGGTTCTTATCTGAAATGTTGATTGAAACTGCGAACTCTTTTGGAGCTTCTACTGAAGTTGTTTCTTCTTCTAAAGTTACTTTTTCTTTTGACATTATTTTGCTTTCTTTTCTAATTTTTCTGGATTAATAAAATCGTCTTGATTAACTTGAAGATGCTGTATCTGAGCTAAAAGCTGTTTGATTGTTGCTTCTTTAATAATAAGATCGTTCATTAACTGATTGACTTTTTCCTGAAAAGTTTGAATAACAAGATTGATATCTAAATTATTTTCTTGCATGTTTTCTCCTGTATAAGAAGTTGGAACAATAATTATACCAGACGAGATTCTAATTCATCAACTTTTATAGAAAGTTGTTCAATTGCCTCTTCTTGCTTACGACATACCTCAAGCAAGAATACCGACATCTTACTATATGTCACAGCAAATGGTACCCCGTCTTTATAATTCACTAACTGCGTCACCCCTGCCTCTTCAACTTGTTCTGCAATAACCCCATATTCCAAGTATCTTTCATCACCCTCTCCCATTTCACTTGTATCTTTATAATAAAAAGTAACAGGTTGAATTGCAAGAATTTTTTTATAGTCAATATCAAGATTATTCACGTTTTCTTTAAATCTTATGCTTGAGGTTGGTGCCACAAGGGTGTTGAAGTCGTTTACGAGAACATCAAGAGTTGGTCGATTACCTACACCTTGACCATACAGACTGGCATCTCTAACGATTCGCATTGTATAACTACCAGTACCATCGCCAAAGTTTACATGAGTTCCAGACGCAGTGAACTTTCCATGCCCTTTTGCATCCGTGTACTCATCATGTTGAAATATACGAGTATTGATTCTATAAGCTCCAATTAGAGTAGTTGAATTACTACCACCATCTTCTGCATTGCCCACAACAGAGATACCACCTGATGAGTCTGCTCTATTAAGGTAGACTGAAGTTGCATAATTACCAAAAATGGTATTAGCACCAATGGTCGTTTTAATTTGTCCACTAGTAGCAAGTTCAATACTTGATGTATAACCACCACCTATTCCTGGATCTAGGCCCGATGCTGTTAATGTTGTGTTGGACAAGGTAAAGGCACCTACCCTTCCACTTGTTGCGGTCAACGCACCGTTGTAGTCAACATTAAATGTACCGTTGTTAAATGACATTAAGGCGTTGTTGTCGTCTATATAAATTCTTGACACTCCACGAGCAGTTCCATCTGGAGCAACAGGCCTAGATTGCACATTAAAATATATACTTCCATCACTTCTTTGAACCCACGCATTCTCCCATCCCGTATTGCCAATTTTAATTCCGGAATAGTTAGCTGAACCATTTATATTGTTTCCAAATTGTGTAGTATTATTGACTCCAGACAAGATCGTCCCAGTAAAAGATCCACTTATAGCAGTAATTGTTCCAGTTATATTTGCACTTGTTGCAGTTAATGCTCCAGCTGGAGTTACTCTAAATTCTGCAGAAGCAAAAGTTTCGCTACCTAAATATATTCCATTTGAATCAGCCTTAAATACATTTTCTCCAGATCCTATAGTCATAGATCCGCCAGTAATAGTTGGGCCTGTTATTGCGGCTCCAGATATGCTTACACTACTTGCAGTCAATGCTCCTGTATTTGAAACCCTGAAAGGAGCAGTAGCTTTATTAGCTATGCTTGCTCCCGACCACATATTCCCATCAATATCAACATGGAAGGATGATATGTCATCGCCGCCTATATCTAATGCTGTTCTAACAGTTAAGTTGTTGAACTCAGCATCTCCCAAGCCTGATATTTTCCAACCAAGTTGTCCCTGAGCGTAATTAGAAG